GTTCTTGCTCGTGCGGTTCGTAAAGCATCAAGAGACGTATATCCTGCCGATCAAAGAGTTTGTGAAATGGCATGATGCGGCGCCAAACGGCGGGCGAAAATCAATCCCTTATGAATGGTTTCTTGACAACTGCGAATCGGTATGGAGCCGGAACGGGATCGTATTGGATTACTTGCATCCGTTCCTTGTAGGGAAGGTGACGGCATGACTGAACTGGAACTCTACAAATTTTGTCAGGACAAAGAAATTGAATGGCGCGGCGAAAAGTTGATCCTCTGGATTGAACCAGATGATCTCAGCGAATTTGCGGATCTTCTCGGGGTTAATTATCTATGCGAGGGCGGACTGGGTGTGTATCTCCTTACAGAAGGAACGATAGCGGTTGAACTGAACGATATTCAAAGTGATTTTGATATTGATCTTGAGCACATCCTCTCGAAAGAGGCAGCGACATGAGTCGCCGCCGGTGGATTCTATTGTTCCGAATGGAAGGACGCGAGAAGGTTCACCTGTACGAGCCGTTGCAGAAGCATGATTTGAACGCACGGCTGCGGGAAGGTTGGGAACTGGTGAAGGAGAAGAAATGGTGAAAAATGAGCGAACTGAAATTAGACAAGAACTCCGACAAGTTTTGAAAGGCTTTTGTCGTGAAGAATTACTCGCCCAGCTATTTTATCTTCCCTGGGGTAGAACAGATGAGTTTAAGGATTATGAAAAAATGAGACGTGTACAAATTGAATGTGCATCCTTGAGTGATGAACAATTAATAAAAAGGATTTTGGATCGTGATGTTGAGAAAACTTATAAATTTAGACATTCAAGAGTTTGATGGGAAGGAGATTATCAGATTGCCAATTAAGCAGCTTGATTTATTCAGAGAAATCATCGTGGACAACTTCGCCGGCGGAGGCGGGGCAAGCACCGGCATAGAGTTGGCAACAGGTCTGAATGTGGACATTGCCATTAATCACGATCCCGATGCCATTGCAATGCACAAAGCGAATCATCCAGAGACAAAACATTATTGTGAGAGCGTTTGGGATGTAGATCCGAAAAAGGCATGTGATGGAAGACCAGTTGGACTGTGCTGGTTATCGCCAGATTGCAAACACTTCAGCAAGGCCAAAGGTGGCAAACCAGTAGAAAAGAAGATCCGCGGATTAGCATGGATCGCCGTTCGATGGGCAAAAGCGGTGCGACCGCGTGTGATTATGCTTGAGAACGTAGAAGAGTTTAAGACATGGGGGCCACTCACCAAAGATAACAAGCCAGATCCCAAGCGTAAAGGACAGACATTTCATGCTTTCGTCAGAGCGCTGAATAAAGAAGGATACAAGGTTGAATTCAAGGAGTTACGTGCATGTGATTATGGTGCGCCTACGATACGAAAGCGATTCTTTTTAATTGCTCGATGTGACGGTAAGCCAATTACATGGCCGGAACCAACACATGGCGATCCAAAGGAACTTAATGTGCAACTTGGGCTGAAAAAATTATGGCGTACAGCTGCTGAAGTAATTGATTGGTCGCTGCCATGTAAAAGCATTTTTGAACGAAAAAAGCCACTGGTTGAAAATACCATGCGGAGAATTGCCAAGGGTATTGAGAAGTTTGTGGTGGATAATCCTGAACCATTTATTGTGCAAGTGAACCACGGTGGCGAAGGATTCCGAGGACAGAGTATTCATCAACCGGTGCAAACCATCACAGCCAAGCACGGTTTCGGGATTGTAACTCCATTTCTTAGCCAATATCACAGCTACGAGAGCGATGGAGCACGAGGACAAAACTTAGATCGTCCGCTTTTAACACAGGACACATCGAATCGTTATGCGTTAACTGTCGCCTTCATGCAGAAATATTTTGCCGGCGGATATAAAGGACCAGGCGCAAGCATGGACAAGCCATTACCTACGGTAACGGCAGTCGATCATAACGCACTGACCTGCGCGTTCCTCACCAAGTTCTATAAAACAGGAATCGGAGCGGATGTGCGGATGCCAATGCCGACAATTACATCGCGAGCACAGCACATTGGGGCGGTCAAAGCATTCTTGCTCAAATATTATGGACAAGGTATTGGACAAGCAGCTGATTCGCCGCTCGGAACGGTCACAAGTCACGATAGATTCGGACTGGTTAAAGTTTTCGGACAGGATTATCAGATCGTTGATATCGGTATGAGGATGCTACAGCCACGCGAGTTATTCGACGCTCAAGGATTTCCACATGAGTACATTATCGATCACGATTTTGAGGGGAAGACATACCCGAAAAGTAAACAGGTTGCGCGGTGCGGTAATGCAGTTCCTCCACAATTCGTAGAGGCTTTAGTTCGAGCGAACATGCCGGAATTGTGTGTCAAGAAATACAAGTGGGCTGTGGCAGAGTAGACAGCTAAAACGAAGGGATGAATGAAAAACATGTCACATTATGAATTGAATTTTTGTTTTCCAAATCAACCAAAGATAATTTTAAAGGCTTTTGTTTCCGCCGGAAATGAAAAGGAAGCAAAGGATAGATTTGAAAAAGATTATCCAAATTTAATTGGTTGTAAGATTTTAGAAACGAAATTAGACAACTAAAACGAAGGTGGGGAGAAATTACATGTCAGATGAAGATAAACTATACAAAGAAGCAATGGATCGGATTAATGAACTTGTAGAAGATGTTATGCAGACTTGTGAAGAAGTTGCAGATGAAAACGACTATGAAAGAACATGGGTATTAGAACGGTTTAGAGAGCAATTCAACAAAGTGAAGCGAACAAATGAAAGATAAGTTATGTTACAGTTCGACACTACTTTTGATTATTAGAAAATTTACTGATGACCCACCGGAATGCGCTAGCAATTAAGTCGGCAAACCAACCAATTAGTTCAAGCATGGAATCGCCCTTTCAAATTAAAAAATCGGGATCCCTCCCGATCAACCGATACCTCATTTTACCATATCAGGAGGGATTACCGTGAGATTAAAAGAAATGAAGATAGATCCGGCCACAATGCAGCTGAATATTGATATAATGGGAATAAATAACAAAGTGATTGTGATTGGGAACGGAAAAGTGAAATTCACAGATTTACCTGAGCATGGGGAGACGACGATTGTCACTCATCAAGGCAAGGTGAAGCGCGTGAAGTGGGACGAGGGGGAGGAGTGGTAAACAATTGATTAATTGGATGATGAATTTACTCAACTATATTTGGAAGACAGATTTCTTAGAAAAAACATCATATTTAATAACAATTGGAGGAATCGTTTTTGCAGCAATAACGGTTTTTATAGCTAACAAAAGTTTTAAAGCGGTTGTAGCACAAATAGATGAAATGAAGCTTCAGAGAATATCCTCTCAAGAACCAGATATTTTTATTGAATCGATGAAGGCGAGTATTGATTTCAATATTGATGAAATTCCATTTGATGCAGATATTATAAGCCAAGGTATAAGATATTCAAATGAAAATCTTTTACCAATAACAATAACAAATATTGGTAATGGAGTAGCAAGGTATATTAGTACAACAATTTTCTTTGAAAAAGATCTTTTAAAAAATACCGTTGAAATAGATAAGGAAAATATTTTTAATCTGCGTTTATTACTAACGGATTACGATATGGAATTTTTTCAGTTTGAGTATGAAGGCGAAAATAAAAGTTCAGGTGTAAATTACGACGTTGACAAGAAAAAGAACGAACATGTAAATTATTTACTCCCTAAACAATCAGCAATAATATATTTGAACTATGAGTTAATGAGGCTGTTTGTATTGATGATTTACTTAAAAAGTAAACACGCCGACGATAATAATTACATGCCACAATTAATGATCCGAATTAAGTATTACGATTCATATAATAGTGAGTACAGTAAAGATGTGAATATTTTTCTTTCAACTTACCGAATTAATCGTTCAATTTTAAATACTGAACCTTTAATTGATTTTGAATTAAATGCATTGAATAGACTCCCAATAAAAATAAAAGGTTAATCTTAGTAGAGACACATTTAAAACTTGTATTTCTATCTAAATATCGGTGGATAAAAGAAATTTAACAAAAGTTGGACGAGGGGGAGGAGTTTTGAAAACTTTAAAAAAAGTCTTTGATTTGGCTGATGAGACGAGCGCAACAATTCTAAAAAAAGTTTTTGATTTAGAAAATAATAAAGATAATAGAGAACTAGATCTCCATGATGAAGCTGTTCTTTCTTTGTTCGAAGATATGTTAGGGAAAGTTTCATCAATGATTGTATTAATTAGTTCTCAAAAGCATAATGGACTTGATTCATTTACAAGGATGTTGTTTGAAAATTATGCCTATATAAAATACATCTTGGAAAGAAACACAGAAGATAGGGGAAAAGCTTATATTTATTCTCAGAAGCTTGAAGATATAAAGGTATTTGATATTTTGACAGGAATGACTGAGTCAGGAAGTGCCGCTAGACAAAGAATAGGCATAAGTCGTGATAAAATACTAACAGACTTACCTATGCTTTCTGACCATGATTATAGAGAACGAGTAAAGAATAAATATGTTAATGAATTGCGGCTTGGAAAAACAAATAGAAAATGGTATGACTACAATGGGAAGACTGGAAATTTCAGGAAACTGTGTGAGCATCTTAATCTTCTAGATTATTATGTTCTCATTTATAAAATCTTATCAAGAGAAGTACATGCAGGTGAGCCAACAAAATATTTCAAGATTAGTAGAGAAGAGGTTTCGGTTCTGAGAAAGCAAACTAATTTATTGATGCACATTAACGTTTCCTCATTATTTCTTATTGAGATTGTTCGAGATATTTATAAATATTATGGTCTGCATGATGAATTAAGAAATTTTAACGCGATAGTCGCTATAAATCATTTGCTTAAATAATTTGTTCTACCAGTCAGCTGGAGGACGTTGAAATGACGGTTAAACGCCGTTGTTTCTGCGTCCTCTTTTTTTATTTTCAGAGGAGGCGAGCCATGAACGAGGAAAAGAAGCAAACGAAAAAGCGAGTGAAACGGAAACCGGATATATCGAAGCGAGAGTTGCGCGAAATGATGGGCGAGTTTGATCAAGTTCTTGAGCGTCGTCATGGTGCGTTTCGCAGGAAGGGGCGGTAAGATGAGCACAGCAACGGAACTTCTGCCATTGCGAATGTATCACGACCTATGCGGTGAAATCGACTGCCTCTATCTGCGGATTCATCAACTGGAAATTGAGCGTAAATATTACTGGAAGATGGGCACTCGCACAGTAAAGGCACCAATGCCTTTTGATCGTTCATTAGAATATATTTATGAAATTGATGCCGTGTTGAATCCACTTTACAAGGTGTTGGAAGATAAAGAGTACGTAAAAAAACGATTAGAAAACAAAATTGGTGAGCTTGAGGGCGTCGATTATAAAGTGGCAATTATGCAGATTCAGGGTAAGTCGCTTGTGGAGATCGCGGACGAGCTGGGGTATAGCTATGTTTGGGTCAAGAAGATAAATGCGAAAATAAGCAATCGATTATACAAGAAAGCAGTTAGAGAAGCACACGGATGAAAAGAGTATACCAAGAGTATACTGCGGTATTGTTTTTTATGTGCTAGTCTATTACCATGGAAGGCAGGTCGGGGAGTTGAGAACAGCCCTTCGATCGAGAGCATGAATACGGCGCACCATTGGTGCTTAACTGAATAAGAGCGAATAGCATCCGGTAGGGTGCTTTTGTTGTTTATATATCGTAAGTAGTATATACCCATTTCTGGGTAATATTTATTTCCTCTTATTTGAAGTATAATCAAGAAAAAAACTAGGGGAGATTGTATTGTTAAATGATGTAGAGTTAAAAATCCTTGAGGACATATATGATATGAATATTAATAATGGCCCAAGAGTAAACATTAATAATTATGATTTAAACAAAAACAAGAGATGGAAAGAGTTTTACTATCATTTAGCAAAACTCAAAAAACTGAATCTAGTAAAATTTGATTCAAAAGCGATTGTGAATGGCGGACATCTTGATAGAGAATACAATAACAACTGTCAAATGGTATTTACGGAAGAATTAGAGATACAGAAAGATGGGATTGAGTTTATAAATAGAGAAAGAGAAACAATTAAGGATAAGATAAAGAATGAAGCAAAAGATTTCGGCACTGTTATTTATAAAGAAGCCAAAAAGTCTGCTGCTAAAACAATTGTTAAGTATTTTTCAATAGGCATTGGATTATTAATATTAATATACTTGCTTAAAATATTCTAAACACCTGAAAATGGTGTTTTTATTTTTCACAAAGAAGCAGGAACATTGTCCTATTTTGTGGAATAGGTTGGTATTCTGCAGAATGGGGATGATTTCATGAGTGAAGAAAAAGAAATACCTGAAGAGCAAGAAGAATTAGACGAAATTGATAGGAGAACTTTTAAAACACTGTTTGTCCAGAAAAGCAAAGACGGGGAGCAGGATGCAAAAGATCTAACGTACACAATAAATGTTTTCACCGAAGATGGCGGTATTTTACATTCGGTTGTTCCCATTGTTGATGAAGGAACTACGACAGGATATTTAGTAGTTATAGATGATACCAATACAGATTACTAAAATATTTAATCAGCACTCCTATGGGAGTATGTTTTTATTTTGTACAAAGGTAGGTGGATGATATTTAATATTATATTTAATGTGGCATGCCTAACCTGAAATAACAATCAGGTAGGTAGTTATCAAAACTTGTTGATTACACAAGTCGGATAACAATGATCAGCACGATAATAAGTGCTAATAAAAATGCCACATCATTCATCCGTTTCACCCCTATTCAATTGACGCACATAGCATTATATGCAAAAACATTTTAAGTTATTCAGGGAGTGGTGGTGACAATGTAAAATGCCACGAAAGAGAGATCCAAGGCGTGACCAAGCATTTGAGATATGGAAGCAGCATCAAGGAAATATTACTAATCGGGAACTCGCGAACGAACTTGATGTCCCCGAAAAGACAATCAGCGCATGGAAAAGTCGCGATAAATGGAATGCAGTACTGCAAAAAAATGATTGTAGTACTACAAAACGAAAAGGAAAGAAGCAAGCACGTGCACCGAGCAAAAAAGAAGTTGAAGAGCCTATTGCAGAATCGGATGAATTAACCGAGAAGCAAAGGCTTTTTTGTTTGTATTATGTGAAGTCGTTCAATCAGACGATGGCAGCAATCAAAGCGGGCTATGCGCCTGATAGCGCTCATGTCGAAGGTAGCCGATTGATAAGAAATGCTAAAGTTGCCGCGCATATTCGTAAGATCAAAGGCAAGATGCATCAGGAACTGTTCATTGATGCAATGGATGTTCTGAACAAGTACATTCAAATAGCTTTTGCAGACATTACCGATTACGTTGAGTTCGGCAATAGGGAAATGACCAAAAAGGAGATTGTCGATCATGACGGCGACGGTAATCCGGTCTTTGACGAAAGCACAGAATCATATTCGTTTGTTGATCTAAAGGATTCGAACTGTGTTGACGGCTCATTAATAAACGAAGTGAAGCAAGGCCGTGATGGAGTATCAATCAAGCTAGCCGACAAGATGAAAGCACTTGATATGTTGTCGAAGTACTTTGATCTTCTGTCCAAAACACAGCAAGAGAAACTCAAATCTGAGAAGATTAAGGCTGAGACAGCCAAGACTCAGGCTGAAACGACACGAATCAAAGGGGACGATCAAGATGATTACGAGGATGACGGATTCCTAGACGCATTAAACGGTAAGGCTGCCGATATCTGGAAGGACTACAGCGAGAACGCGGGTGATTCTGATGCCGACGCTTAAAGCAAAGACACCGGTTAAGTTCTCAATGGTTGTTCACAAAAAGAAAAAGCCGGCACCGTTCAAGTTCAAGCCATTTTCAACCAAACAGCTACAGGTTTTAACCTGGTGGCAAGAGGGCTCGCCGGTTAAAGATTCAGACGGCATCATCTGTGATGGATCCGTTCGTGCTGGCAAAACGGTCGTGATGTCCCTTTCCTATGTCATTTGGGCGATGGAAACATTTACGGAAGAGAACATGGGCATGGCTGGGAAAACCATTGGGGCGCTACGACGAAACGTCATTACTCCTTTGAAAAGAATGCTCCGATCACGTCATTACCGGGTGAAAGATCATCGAGCAGATAATATGCTTGAGATACGGTTCAAAGGTCGCGTGAATTACTTTTATGTATTCGGTGGCAAGGATGAAGGTTCACAAGACCTAATCCAAGGTATTACGCTTGCCGGTATGTTCTTTGATGAAGTCGCGCTGATGCCGCAGTCATTTGTGAATCAAGCAACGGCGCGTTGCTCGGTGGAAGGTTCGAAGCTGTGGTTCAACTGCAACCCGGAAGGCCCTTATCACTGGTTCAAGACGGAATACCTGAATCATCTCAAGGGCAAGAGAATGGTTCATCTTCATTTTACGATGGATGATAACTATTCACTGTCTGAATCCGTAAAAGAGCGATATAAACGGCTTTATACCGGGGTGTTCTATAAGCGATTTATTCTCGGCTTGTGGGTGCTTGCCGAGGGTCTAATCTATGATATGTTCGACCGCGAGAAACACGTTGTTCCGACTGAGGAGCGACGCTACACTCAGTTCTATGTCTCCTGCGACTACGGCATGCAAAACCCAATGACATTTGGCATGTGGGGCTTCTACAACGGCGTGTGGTACAAAGTTAAAGAGTACTATTACAACGGCCGCAAAGAAGTCCGGCAGAAGGCAAACAGCCAGTACCTGAAAGACTTTAAGAAGTTTGTTGGTGATCAACGGTTAAAGGGAGTAATTATCGATCCTTCCGCAACGAGTTTCATAGAAGAATTGAAACGAGCCGGTTATTATGTCATTAA